TTATTAAGTTGTTTTACGCTTGATGGAACTAATTGAATTTGTGTTTCATATCGAATTACTTTATTCTTCATAAATCCTCCTTTCGTTTAAATTTAATAGTATTAGAAATTAAAAAATCGCCTTTTTCAAAATTAGAACTTAGCAATTCCATCAATTCGTTCGTCTGTATAAATACGAATACTTCTTTATTGTCAATATTTCTTTTGATATATTTGAAACCAAGCGATAGAAGAGTATCGGCTTGGTTTTGATTTAAAAGAATTATTTCACCCATATATTAAATTACCTGCTTTCTAAATACGATTATGTAATAATTTTAGATTTGTCTGGTTGGTTTGGAACGTTTGCAAAAAAAACATTTCCAACATTCTCGGCCGTTTCTGTAACAGAAAAATAAGATTTTATAAATTTTCCATCTATAGAATACTTGTCGACTGGAATCCAATTTCTATACTCTTCTAGATTAAAATTAAAATGTTTACCATAATACCAAACAAATCAATATACTTTTTATTGCTTGTTCAATAGAACTTTCATCAATTTTATTTTGATAATTTGTATTAGTACTTTTTCTGCATCTATTATACTTTTGTATGAAGAAATGTATTTACCGTTTATAGTAAACTGATATACTTTTTTCGATTTTCCAAATATAATATATTTCTTTATTATTCAGCAATTTAATAAGTTCTTGTTTATTATGTGATTCTATTTTTTAAATTTCTTTAATTGTAAAACTATCTTTTCCATATTTCTGAATTGCAAAATAAATAGCACATTTTTGCTTACTTTTAGAAAAGTGTTGTGTCATTCTATGTTTAATAGTAGAAATAGTTTGACTAATATATTTCTCCAAAATAAAAGAGCGAACAATAGTTATTTCCGATTTCTCCACTCTGCTAAAAATTTGTTTAAATTTTTTGTCCCTTCAAAGAACCACTTCTTTTTTTGTTTTTATGGATTGATTTATTTATATATCTTTCTCCATTTAATAATAAAAAATCCTTCAATAATTTACTATAACAATAAAAAATACCTTTCCAAAATATAAACTCCTTATATACGATTATCTTTATTGTTGGAATCGTTACTTCTTTGTATATCTGTGGTTCTACTAATCTCTGTTTCGTCCATCATTGGCCTACCCCCTTCATCAGAATCACTTTCTGATTGAGTATACGAAGATTTTAATGGTTGCCAACTATTAAAAATATCACCTAAAATAGATGTTTCTAATATGGTATTTCCTAACATTTTAGCTGGATTTATACCACTTGAAGCAGCTAGTTTTGCTTTATTTACAACAGATGCTTGCGCTAATTTAAGCTGTAAATCAATATTATCATTAACATCGAAAATCGTAGTTGGTATAATATTATAAGCAAATTGATAATCAGGATAAATATAACCACGTAACTTCATCTGTAAATCAATCCATGATTCTAATTGTTTATAAATTCGATAAACATCAGAGGAATCAACTTTCATAGACAATTTTAATTCAGAACCACTAGAAGCAGAAGAGATAAGAGCTTTTGAAACTCCAGCTTCACTATAATAATTTTCTACATTTTGCTCAACTCTATTTACATTATCAGCAACCGTAGATTTTGATTCAACAAGTTCTAAATCCATAGGAATAGGAACAACCCCATAAGTCTCTGGAACTACCTGTTTTACTATATTTGTGAATGATGTTATAATTTCATCACCCATAGCAATTTGATTCTCATCATTAGTCGGTATTTTCAGATATATTAATTTGTAAGCATCCGATTCTGATTTTGCTTTTGCTAAATCTTTCGCATCATCTATATTTAAAATTTCTATTATAAGACCTAGAAATGGACTATATAGATATGTAAAATCGTTATGATATTTAATACATAAAGAATTTTCGTATGGAATCATAACCATATTATTTAATGATGTTTTCTTAGACTGTATAATTAACTCTTGTAGCTCGGATGGTAATGTTTCGTATATGTTATTATCAATTAAACTTCTATTTATGGCAAATCCAAATACATTTCCACCAATGTTTTTCTTTATTTCACAATACATTGGATCTAAAAAGTATATAGAAGTTTCAATATCATTTTCTACTATATATGCAAAACAAACATCTTCAACGAACAATCTGCGCATAATATCAGTAATATGATTATCCAATTTGAATTTATTCACTTGTGCAACATATTTATAGTAATTTGTTCTTATTTGTTTTGATAATTCATCATCTGGAAAATATGCTTTTGCTGTTTTTACTTCTAAATCAACAGTCCAATTTATAATTCCCATATTCGCAAAATAATCTATAAGTCTTTTATAATATCCACTCTTTAAGTACATATATCTGGAAAGTCTTACAATATTTTTTCCATATCGCTCAGGATATTGTGACATACTTTGTATTTGATTTCTTGTAAACCCACAAATACGATTATATTTAAAAGCACCCTTATAACTAAGCTCACTAATACACAATCTTTTAAGTGCTGCAAACGAAAAAGATGGTGACTTTTTATCTAAGAAATCATTGACGTTTTTTGTGTCCTGTTGAAATTGTTCTTTTATTACTCCACTATTATTTGTATTTCCTTCGATGTTTGATTACCGCCTTTCTAATGAGAATATAGTTTTGGTTTTCTTGCAAGAGCAGTGATAGAGGAGACATTAGTATCTATTTTTGGTTTAGAACAAATGGTTTGTCCTCTTCGTAATCCATATAAATAATGTGCAAGCATTATAATAGTATAGAATCTATCATCGTGAAAATTTGGATCATTTTCTTTTTCCTTAGATAAAGCGTAAGAACGGGTTGTTTTTTCCGCATTTTCATACTTATAAATAGCTGTAATTTCAGTTTTCATAATATCAATACTTGACAATGCAACAATTTCATCTGTTGATAATTGATAGGATTCTATTTGCTGATTATCTTTATTTATTTGTTTTGTCGTTGATATGAACTCTTGCTTATACTCGTATGGAAATTTTATAACGCCTAAATCAATTAATTCGATAAATTCTTCAACCATCTGAGTTCTGTATTTTTTAGGACTCAATAATTTTAATTTATTAATTGCATTTGGATATAATTTGTCATAACCTTTATATATATCGTGTTCCTTGTCAATTAAACCTCTATGTTTACGCCCCTCTTTGTCGGTCCAATCATTAAGAAGTCCGTCAGCATAAGTTGAAGTGCCACCGCCTCCTGATCCCTGATCAAGTAAAAGAATATCTATATTGTCATAGTCATTTGCCAAGCCATTATACGAGAGAAGATTTTCTCGAATTTTACTTAACTGTCTGTTGGAATCTAATTTATATCCTTTTTTACTTGCAGCATCCACAAAATTTATACAATTCACAATGTCTCCCATATAACCCCAATTGGGATCATTGATTATTCGCATAGCGCTTAATATAGAATTATCTGTTGTTCTTGCTGGATCAAAAGCTAATGCTATTCTCGTGTTAGGTTTAAAATGTAGCTGTGGTAAATAGAAAGATTCGTTTCTACGAATAGTACCCCATTTAACAATTTGATTTACCCCACCATCACGAGTAGGCTGATTATAATATTCTCTTCTTGCTTTATCTGGATTTGCTTTCATAGCAGCGTCCACTTTATCTCTTGTCAAAAGAGGAGTATATAACTTACCATTCATATAAGTTGTAATTGCACAGTCACAGATCATATCTACTACAAAATAATCTCTATCACCAGCTAACATATGTTTAGCAAAATTTTTGTAATGTTTATAAAACATTTTACTCATATCATCTTGAGATGACGCATAAACCAACTGAGTAGGACATTTCCGTTTTTCTGTTTCAGGATTAAACATATCATCTGTAGAAGTTTTAAATTCTGTATTTTGTGTTGCAAAAGCTTCACATACAGCAATTAATTCGTCAGAAGAAAATGCTGCTTCGTCAAAGAATACCAATGTAGCTCTACGTGAACGATTATTATCAGGTTTACCATTAAGAGTAAATATTTCACTGCCATTATAAAAACTAACATGAAAACTTTCTGGATTATGTTGGAATCCTGTTTTGTTATTCGTTGATTTAACGGTTTCTTTTTCAATAATATCTTGGAGTGAATCAATAGAAGCGGCGGTTTTACCAATCCGCAATACAATTTCTTCGATTTTAGAAAAGGTTTCCTTAGATTGATTACCAACAGAAGATACGATATAAATAGCCTGATTCTCGTATAAGATTGCTTTTAGTATTATGAATACTGCACCAAGAAATGATTTTCCGAAGTTTCGACTACAACACCATAAAACGTGTGGTTTATTCCAACTTTCTTGTAGTATATACTTCTGACTATCAATAAGGCGGATACCCAGTAGATCTTCACAGGCAATACATGGATTTCGCCTGTAATATGCAATAGATTCAGCATCTAATTCACATATTTTACGTTTCCGATCAGATAGTAGACGTTTGACTTTCCTATAAGCCATTATCCAGAACCTGCCTTCAATTTATCATTCTCAAGTGTTAAAACACGATTTTTTTCTTTTAATTTATCTACTTCTTTATTAAGTGAAGCAATCATATCAAGTTGCATTTCATAAATTTCTTTTTTATCATTTTCATCAAAAATACCGTTTTCCTTAATTGCCCTTATCGACATGTCAGCGGCCCATTGACTTCCAACCCCTCTTAACTGGTCATAGTAATCAGCTTCAGCTTTATCAAAATCCTTTTCTCTTAAATCTTTCATGAGATATGTAAGGGTGGATTTACCAGCATCTTTATTAGACCGATTCTTTACAGAAATTTCATTTTCCTTTGCGATTTTGTCATTGCTTTGAACTAATTTATTTTTTATGTCACTTAAACTTTTAATACTTTCAGCATCTTTTAATGGATCTAAATGAAACATTTTCTTGTCACAAATATCAATTTGATAGTTATTTTTTATAATCTGTAATATTTGTGAAAGTTTATAGGCATCATCAGCATTAGAATCGTCTTCAAGATATGGCGATAACTGATTAAAAAGAAATTTACGACCCTCTTCTGGATATTCCTTAAACGGATCATACCCAACAATTTCAATAGCATATTGCTTATTTTGCTTATCCTGATCTGACCAGACAATTAGTTTTTCGTTTTTCTGAGAAGATATATTGCTTCTTTTTATATCTAAGTATCTTTGCATAGTTTGTTCTTTTTTATCTTGAATGTTTGTGTTTGTAGTTTTATGAACAAAACTATCTTTCTCAGAGTCTACAAAACTCTTGTTTTTATTTTGTCTTAATGTGTTTATGTTTTTGAAATAGAAACCAATAATTTTATTACCATATTTTGCAACTTCATCATCAGACAAGTATCCATGTTCTTTCTTACATTGTAGAAATGCTGAATCCAATTCATCTGTATAATATGGTTTATCCAATCTCTGACACATTGTTTTCAATTTGTTTTCATTAACAGTGCCATCATCATTAATAACTTCTCTTTTTACACATGCTATACAAATTGGAACACAACCTTCTAATGAAAATAATGGACTTGATGACTTGTAAAATCCTGTGGCGATAGATTTTTCATTGCCACAAATAGGACATTTTTTCTTTTTAACTTCTTTTTTTGCAGCTATGAACGCCACCGCCTTTCTAATAAATTAAGCACTGACTCCCGAAGAAGTAGTGCTTTTTAAATAGTCTTCATAATATATCCATTTTAGTTTTTCTTTGGTTATTGGATGCTTTCCAGCACTTTTAATTTGTCCTATACAACATCCAGAAATATTTTTAATATTATAGTGCTTTTCAGCGTCAACTATCGAATTAAATATTTCACCAGTATTTAAACATATTATCTTATGTCTACTGGCACTTATTCTTGATTCAGTTGGATCATAATTACACAACCCTAAATCATTACATATTTTTAAGTATTTAGATACTGTGGTAGTTTTCTTTGATAAATTTAATTTCTTTTTGATTTCAGAAGTTGTATATCCTTGATTCCATAAATCGCATATTTGCATCATAATTGATGTTAAACAATCCTTTTCACATTTATCCCAATCAATGATAGATAAATCATATTTAATTGACAGTACAGAATTCATTATAGAATTTTTAATCCATTCTTTATCTGTATATCTTGCGTCAATAATGACATAAGTTTTATCTGTAAAACCATTTTCTTTTGCTAATTTTTCTTTTAGTATATCATTTTGTTTTTCTTCTTCTAAAGTTCTTGCTCCAACACATTGGAATCCATGTTCATAATGTTGTAATCCGTGTACTTCACAAATTATCCCATCAAAATAAAAATCGTATTTTTTATCTAACGCCCAATCAAATCTCTTTTGCATTTGAAAATTGATTCCAAGCTGTAATAAAACAGATCGCATAAATTTTTCAGGTTTGCTAAAACCATCATTACACATTTCACAATATAAACCATTATGAGTAACAGTATGTACTTTTCGTGTTTGTACGTGTCCGCAATCTGGGCATTTCCATTCTACAGATTTTCTGCTTGTCTTACCAACTTTGTATCCATCAGAAGAATTATTTAGTAATTTTGCAAAATCTGGAGCAGTAGTCCATAAATCGTTCAATCCAATTTTAATAGATGTATTATTTCCACCATGTTTAAATCCAGCTTTGTGATTAGAACATTTAGGACAACCAGAACCTCCATTTAATATTGAATCAGCACGAGGTTCCCATTCATAACCACATTTGATATGTCGTATTAAAATTTTATCTCTTAATTTTGTATATTGTCCAATTACCTTGTATTCCCCATTACGCTTTTCTGATAATTCTTTCTCAAAATCAGCTTGTGTTTTTCTTTTTGACATATTTCTAACCTACTTTCCCTAACCTCAAAACTTCATTAAAAGAGTAGAAGAGTGGTGAGGTTAGTAACCAACTCAAAAGGCTCATGACTTCCTTATGTCTTCTACTCAGATACAACTACTTGTGTAACGAACACAAAAATTGATCCTCTCATAGTCGTTATTATTTATTTCTATTTTTCTGTTAAATTCTTTTCCTCATGGCAGCACGTACAGACCTTTTTCCCTTTTTGCTGATTGGCTGGCAACGGTTTATTGCCAGATGATTTAGATTTTGCTTTTGGCATGTTGCCACCATCCTTTCATTTTTTAGAATTTTGTGGTATAATGTTTGTAATTCAAACTAGCAAAGATAATAGGAGTTCCTATGAATGAATTTAATTCTGCAATTGAATTTTCATATAATGATCGTTTTGTTTTCTTTTTAGATATTTTGGGGTGTAAAAATCTTATAAATATAAGTACTTTTGATGATTCTGCTTTTGATAAAGTCAAACTAATAGCACAGTTATTTTATGAAATACAAAATAGATATATTAGACCACACTGGGATTCTAATTTTAAATTTCCAATACCAAAGCAGGGAATGGTATATGATAAATATCTTTCAGAAGAAAATATAATAGTTAATATGAGCTTATTTTCTGACAGCATTATCATATCTTATATGCCACAAAAAGAAGATAGGTTTTTAATGTGGTATAAACAAATTCATCAAATTTTGAATGATATTTGTAGATTGCAATTTGAATTTGCATTAAATGGAATATTTCTCAGAGGTGGTATGAGTTATGGTAAAATATTTCATAATGGAAATATTTGCTTTGGACCTGCATTAATTAATGCTGTTAAACTGGAAGGCGAAGCCGTCAATCCTTGTATAGCAGTAGATAAAACAATAATCGAAAAAATATTTCAAGATATGAAATCAAAAGAAATAGATGACTATTTACCAGGCTATAAGTATCCATATGTGCTCAAAGATTTTGCAGAAGATTTATATGGCACATATTTTAACCGTATTGATGCATATGATAAAAATTCTAATGCGGAAACATTTATGGTAGATTGGTTAGCATCCAGATTTTATGTTGACTCAAAAAATATTGCTAAGATAAAGCCTATAATTGAGGCAGAACTAAAAAAGGATTATATTCCTAAAATAGCAAAAAAGTATGAATGGTTGAAAGAATATTATAACCATACAATATATTTTGAAGAAGGGCACTCAGATATGAAGATAACCTAATACTATAAAATGCTTTAAAAATATATCACCCAATGAAACAATTCATTCAAGACCTAAAGAAGCTGTGAAAGTTGGAGTTTTCAACTTCTATTTTTCACAGCTTCTTTAGAATTATTCAACTCTTAAATTATAAATTGATTGAACTTGAAAATCATCATCACATGGTCGTTTTACCAGCACTTTAAATATATAATCACCAATACCAGCTTCTGGACTTAACTGTATCGCATTAACATCAATTTTTTTGATTTTTTTATAGTTAATATAATCCACACATGCATTTGTTTTAATAAGATTTTCATTTGATGCGTCAATTGCAAATTCGTCAATATCTAAAGATAATTGTTTTTCTTTATCTTTGGAAGATTTAGTCATTCTGATTAAAATATCAATTTTTTGTTTGTTATATATTACATTTGTTTTTTTCTTTTCAGTATTTGTAGTAGAAAGAAGTGTAATATCAACAACAATAAAAAAACCACCAATATATTTATTATTATTGAAGCTATTCGATATTATAATATCAAATGGACGTATAAACTCTTGCGCTCCTTGAATCTCTGCCCGTCTAACATCAGTAAAAAGCGAGATTGTAGCATTAACATTTTGAACACACATACTATTTCCTCCTAAATATCTTTACTTTCTTTCTTTCTACCATCAGGTTTACTCCATTTTGAATCTATATCATTCTCTTTTTCAAAATAGTAGCCATTTTTTAAAAGAGACATAATATCAGTTTTTGTCAAATAATTACCTTGATTATTTTCGATATTATTAAGATGTAATTTCAAATCAAAGAGGAGCTGTTGTGTGTTTAACTCAGTTTCATATGATTGTTCTACATTATCAAAACTTAATTTAAGAGATATAATACTCATTAAAGTTGCTATAACACCTAAAACAATACTAACATATTGATTCCAAATTTCTGCACCAGCAAGTTTTTTATCAGGAAAGAAAAATGGTAAAATAAATTGTGCTGCAAAAGGAACTATAGCACCTAATATAGTAATGATTGTAATTGACGTATATACAAATTTTTTGTGAGATAAAGCTCTTCTATTTAATAACATGTTTTTACGATATAAATTATTTGTATATTCTCTTATTTTTTGTTCAAAAATGTCATTTGTACCCACAATCTATCCCCTTTGTAATAGTATATGTGATATTTTAAAAAAAATGCATCACAATATATAGACATCTTATACTATAAAATCGCCAAAGTCAATATTTTTGTTGACATTTTTGTAAAAATGTGTTAAGGAAAAACTATTTGTAGCGTTTATAATTTTATCCCAATGAAATGCTTATTTGAAGCGGTGACGGTAGGATTTGAACCCACAGGTCATGTTTTCCATGACACATCAGTTTTCAAGACTGCGCCGTTATAACCAAGTTTCGGTACGTCACCAAGAATAACAGGAGAGTAGTGGTATACTACTCTCCGCAAATATTTTAAGCATTATCCAAATCCCATAAGAAATCAACGCCATATTCTTTTACGTCAACAAAATTTAACTGCGAAAGATTATATGTTTTCAAAAGTTCAACACATTTCTTTTCGTATTCTACAGGATCAGACTCCTCATAAATTACACTTGAATATGTACCAAGTCCAAATTCTGTTGTTACAGTTTTCATTTCGTGTGTATCAGGATCTTCAATTTCCTCTGTTTTTGTTTCAGTATCTTCCTTTTTTATCTTAAGATAACTCCACTTTTGTTTATCTTTATCGTCTTGAATTAGAATTTTATACATAGCCTACCTCCTAAATAATCTCTTCAACAGTTCCTTCAATATTTGCAGTATTCTGTTCCCTGGCTGCAGATACAAGCTTCTGGATTTCACTCTTAACTTTGTCAATCCAAATAAGTGCCTTTGCTTTACTTAGTATTTCAACATTTGTAATAGAAGAAGTTAATTCCTTGTCAGACATCTTGTTACTGTCCAGTTTTAATTCAAGATTCAAATTCTCATCCACAACAAATGATTTGTCAATAAGTCCAATCTTAACTTCTTCTCCATCCGGATCATCATCGGTTACAATCTTAGGCATTCCATTTGTGACTTTAATTTTTGCAGAGAAATCAATATCTCCATATCTAAGCAATTTAGTGTAATCATGTAAAGCTTCTTTAGTTTCATCACTAATGTCTGTACACTGAATACTTGCAACAACAACACCGCCATCAATATCAATATTTGTGGTTAGTTGCATTTTGTTCCCCCCTCATTATTGTAAATTGTTATAAAGCTTTGTAAGTCCAGATATAAAATTTCTTAGTGTCTCCTTATTAACAGCACATTGTAATTGCGGAATATCTGCTAAGACAGTATCTCGGACTACTAAATTCATTATATTTAAATTTTCATCTACCATCATTTCCGCTTTGGTTTGATCGCCTAAAAGTAGTTCAACCGATTCTACAGTCTGTCCAGAATCTTTTGACACTGTACGAACCTGACCTAATTGAAGCTGAAAGTTATCTAAATTTAATTGCGGCATATTTTCACCACCTTAATTTTTATAGAAAATAGGAGAGTGCTGAAGACTCTTCTGAAATGTCATCATTAACGCAGATGAACACGAACCTCTCAACACATTGTAGGCAGTTGTCAGCCTATTACGGATTCAGTTATTACCGTTGATGCTTATAAAACTTGATAATGACTGCATAGCCGTTATCTAAAATATGGGACTCTTGTTTTAGTTGTTTTAGTTATTTGAGTTTATTGGAAATAATTGACAATATATGGGATATTTTGTAGAATAATAAGTGCAAGCAGCATCCACGTTTTATTTTGGCTAGATAAGACGGAGGCGGTTGAGTCACGTC